TCTCGAACTGCTTCCCGGCGGCGATTCCGATTCCACGGGTGTGACATCAAAGGCTCAGGCCGTGAAACGCTGGGCTAAAACCCAGCGTGTCCCGGTCGGTCTTGTCCATCAGGCTGGGCGCGGCGCCGGTGAGAAGGGGAAGGCAGCCGGACTGTATGCCGGACGTTACGGGGGTGAGCAGGAAGCCATCTTTGTCTTGGAAGTCTACCGTCAGAAAGACCGGCAGGACTTGTCAGACTGGGAGACGCAGTATCATGCCAACTCCATCAACGTAAACCTGTGCAAGAACAAGCGCACCGCAAGGCTCGTGGATCAGGTCTATTATCTGGACCCGCTCTGCGGCCAAGTCCATCCCTACTGGGAGGAACTGATACCCGGATCGGTAGGTGACAAACAATGAACACGGAAGATAACACCAGCGACCCGGCCCTGACGTTTGCGTTACTGTTTCGCGGCGGCGCCATTGCAACAGACCGACCCGGCGTTAGCGACGGGTTCCGTCCACTGGAACTACCAACAGGGGAACGCGTCACCGCGCTAGGAGAGACATTCCTAGCAGAGTGCCGTCAGCACCTAACCAACGCTGACGCACCCATCGGTGTGTACCCCCTCTGTCCCGACACCCACCATGTTTACTGGGGGTGTGTCGACTTCGACGAAGGCGACGAGGAATCCCTGATCCACGCCAAGAACCTTGAACTGGCGTTGGACCGCATGGGTGCCAAGGGGTGGATCGAACGGTCACGTTCCAAGGGGTACCATGTGTGGGTGTTCTTTACCGGGGGGCTTCCAGCGGCAGATGTTCGCAACGGGCTTCTCGCCATGTGTCAGGTGGTGAACGCACCCATCAAGGAGATCAACCCCAAGCAAACTGAGTTGACAGGCAGGGGGTGGGGCAACGGTGTGCGGCTGCCCTACCCGGCAGGCCGACAACCGGACCGGAATGTGATCCTCTCGGGTGGCGCAGAGATCCCGATGGAAACATTCGTGAAACTGGCACACCAGAGCCGCTGCACGCCAGCAACGTGGAGGCCCGTCAGCGCCCTTTACAGCCCTCCTGAGGCCCTCCCAGCCACAGACTGGGGGGTCACCAGTACCGCAGGGGATCTGACAGGGCTAGCAGCCGTAATCAGATCCAATGGTCCGCGTCCAGAATCAGGGAAACCCGAAGGGGATCGCTCATCCACCCTGTTCTCCTTGGCGTGTGCCATGCTAAAGGATGGCCATTCGGCAGCCCGCACGTTGGAGGAACTCCGTTCCGCCGACGTGGGCTGGGGCGGCAAGTATGCTGCCCGACCTGATGGTGAGAAGTGGTTGAGAACCACCGTCGAAAACGCACAGAAACGGGTAGGTAAATAGGATGGTATCGTTCGATGAGTGGCTCAAGCAAGGAATCGAACTGGGGTTCTGCGGACCACCCGTGTGCGACACGCACGACGGCACCCCGATGACACTGATGGAAAACAACGAACTCTTCAATGGCGGCGAACCGTGCATCCACGTGATGCGCCCGTACCAGTCGCCCCTAGACAAAGAACAGGTCGAAGCCTTCCACCCACCCTCAACATGGCGTGATACTTGGAGCAACCAATGATTGGTCACACGATAACCGTATCCAGAAGACCCAAGGTGAAGGCACGCCCGCGCCACAGCAAGGGCGGGAAAGTCTTTACCCCCAAGTCTACTCTGGAAGAAGAATCCCACGTAGCAGAAGCGTGGTCGAAACAGATAGGAGAAACACTCAGCGGCCCCTTGGAGGTATACGTCGCATACAGCCCAACCGAAACGATCCTGCACGTGTTGCCATCCCCACACGGGGCGCGCACCCTGCGGGGTGACCTAGACAACTACGTGAAACTGACCCTTGACGCCCTGAATGGGGTTGCTTGGGATGATGACGGACAGATCGTCCGGATCACAGCAGTGAAAGTCGACGGAGGAACCGATGTTTCTAGTTGAACTGTTGCCATGGGAATACGAGTGGGCTTCACACGTGGGGGCTCGCCGGTTCATTGAGAACTGGGGGAAACGAGATGCCGCCCACTACGACAAGAAGCGTATGGAAGACGACCGCACAGCACAGGTCGCAGCATGCGTCGGAGAACTGGCCGTCGCAAGGGTAACCAACCAATACTGGTCCGGTCACGTCTGGCACAAATCAGACCACAACTCCTACCGGCACCTGCCTGACGTGGGGACCAACATAGAGGTGCGTAGGGTACGCACCAGCACGAACGCCGCCGTCAGGCAACGCCAGTTGGGGCAGGGACTGATCCTGTGGGTAGTGCGTCCTGTCGTTCCCGAGTTTCGTGCATGCGAAATGCTTGGATGGATCGACCACGACGAGGCGTGGGAAAAAGGAACACCGTCCGATTATGACCCGGAGAAGACACGGGTCATCGCCCAAGAGCAACTAAACGTCCCGGTATGGTACGCTGATGCGGATGATGAAGGAACCGCAGGTTCGTCCGATTGACTTTGACGACTGGTTTGCCCGCAACCAAACCAGCCCCAAGGTACGGGTACTCTTCCCTCAGCGCGACACCAGCGAAATGGAAGGGCTACTACGGGCGCCCCCCGGCGCCCACGAGCGGCTGGCATCCCTAGAAGAAACGCTCTCCCTGAGGGAAGCACTAGGGCGCGCAATAGACGCACTGCCACCCGAAGACCGGTGGATCGTAGAACGCCTACTCATCGAAGGAGTGTCGCTACGCAAGGCCGGTGCCGTACTAGGTATACCGAAGACCACCTTGGCCCGGCGACGCGACCACATAAAGGCGCGCCTAGTTCACGTACTATCAAACGATCCGGAAATGCGCGGCTGGATCAAAAGAGACTAAGAGTCATCAGACCACTGATCCGATAAAGCCTGCCTCAGCAACCCCATCAAAGAAGTTGTCCAACAGGCAAATGCTGCACCCGCTTCCGGCACCCCTTCTAACGCGGCACGGAACGCATCAAACAAACACTCCGCCTCTTCCTCGCTGAAAACAAGAAGCACCCCCAGCATGTGATCCGGCGTCCACTTGGCATGAATGCCATCGTTGACATCCAACAAGTGAGGAATGTCTTGCAGGTGATCGTAGATCTCCTGCTGGATCACCTCACCCTCACCCTCCATAAAGGCATCCCATTTGACGGAGAGTTCGGAGGCGTCCACGTTTACCCCAACCGGTCGCGCGCTACTGTCTTCATCACCGACAGCATAGCAGCCGCCCCCGCAAGGGCCGCGCCCCTGAACGTAGACAAGTCAGAAACCACAAGAACAGATGCGAACGCCTGAACAAAAGTCCACACCGCCCGCTCCAGTACATCGCTCACTTCTTCTTCCCCTTGTTAGAACGCTTAGCATGATCGTGTGCAATCGCAGCAGCCTGATCCCGAGGATACCCCTCCGAAATCAAGACACCGATATTATGCGCTATCGCATTCTGGCTCTTGCCGCGCTTCAACGGCACGATCAGTACACTGGTCGTCGCGGCTTCTTCGGCACGACTAATCCCTCAACGCCCTGCGGGCGCCACTCTTAGACGGGGACCCGACACTGCCGATCCCGTTGCCTCGCGTATTACTTGTGACCAAAACTTGGCTGGCCTTCACCGCCCTAGGCGTTGAACCATCCCTCATGGTGCCCTACTTCCCGAAGGGGCGTCCGCCAGAGTTGGCGTTCCCCAAGTTAGTGCCACGCAGATACGCGGCAGCCTTCTTAGCCTTCTGCGACATGTCCCACATGTTGAACGAAGACGTAGAGTTGTACGGCTGGTCATCCTGACTGCCGAATGTCTCCTCAAACGTGGGACCGTAACCTTTACCTTTCGGCATACTTCCTCCTTATAGGTGGGGGGAACCCCCACCGATAACCTATTGGACGAACAGGGTCGCAAACGTGTTCACATTCACGACCCCGTTCACTTTCAAGAAACCCTGCGTCTCCTGAAAGGCACGAACCGCATCGGCGGTTCGCTTCCCGAACACCCCATCGGCGGCGCCCGGAGAAAATCCTCTCTCCCGTAGACGACGCTGCGTCAACCGCACAGCCTCCCCACGTCTCGTGTTAGGCCACCAACGCCCCAACGGGCGCCCCTCCACCTGCTTTCGCAAGGTCGCAAAGTAGGCGATGATGCCTGCCCAGTCCACACTGGACGGATTCTCAGTGACAGCCATCCCCGCCTCAACCCAGTCCCCCAACCAGTCACCGGGACACGTAGTCGAC